ATTACTTCTTGTTGGAGTATTAATAAAAATGGATTACTAACAATAAAAAAATCAAAAATAATTGAATGGGATAATAGATTAAATAATTTAAGAGAATGTATTCAATATTGGTTATTTAATAATACAAATAAAATTATAGAAATTATTCATTTATTTTATGATATTAATTAATAAATATGATTAATATTTTTATTTTTAGAAGAGATTTTAGAATATTTGATAATACTTCTTTAAATTTACTTAAAAGAACTTATCCAGATATGAAAATACTCCCAATTTTCATTTTTAATAAAAATCAAATTGAACCTTCTAAAAATCCTTATTTCTCTTATAATGCTTTTGAATTTATGTGTGATAGTCTCCTTGAAATTCCTTCCCTTAATTGTTATTTAACAACAGATGACCTTTTAATACTCAAAGAACTTCAATCAAAATTTGATATTAATGCTATTTCCTTTAATCTCGATTTTACTCCTTTCGCAATTAAAAGAGATAATATCATAATTGATTGGTGTAAATCTCAAAATATAAAAGTCATAAGAGAAGAAGATTATACACTTCATAAAATAGGAACAATTGTTAAAGATGATGGTAAAATATATCAAAAATTTACTCCATTTTATAAAAAAGGAATATTAATAAAACCTTCATCTATTATTAATGAAAAATTTGAATTTATAAAAGATGCTTCTGCTAAAATTAATCCATCTTCATTAATTAAAAAAAGAAATCCAGAAATAAAAGTTAAAGGAGGTCGCGAAAATGCCCTTAAAATTCTTAAAAATTTAAAAAAAGGTGTTTTTGATAATTATGATGAAGAGAGAGAATATCCTTATTTAGATAAAACTACGAAATTAAGTGCCTATATCAAATTTGGTTGTTTATCTATTCGCGAAATTTATTATTCCCTTCCTACAAATCATGGAATAATACGTGAATTATTCTGGAAAGATTTTTATGCTAATATCTCCTATTTCTTTCCTGAAATATTTGGAAATAATTTTAATAAAATTAAATGGGATAATAATGAGGATTTATTTAATAAATGGAAAGAAGGAAAAACTGGTTTTCCTTTAATAGATGCTTCTATGCGTCAATTGAATAGAACAGGGTGGATGCACAATAGATGTAGGATGCTTGTTTCTTGTTTTTTAGCGAAGAATTTATATATAGATTGGAGAATTGGTGAAAGATATTTCGCATCGAAATTAGTTGATTATGACCCTTCTTCAAATAATGGAGGATGGCAATGGAGTTCTTCGACGGGAACTGATAGTCAGCCATATTTCCGCATATTTTCACCTACAATTCAAATGAAAAAATATGATAAGGATTGTCAATTTATAAAAAAATGGGTGGAAGAATTGAGGAATGTTGATAATAAAATTATTTTAAATTGGGAAAATAAACAATATCCTATAAATTATCCAAAACCTATTATTGATTTTAAAAAAACTTCTCAAAGATTTAAGAATTCGTTTTCCTCTTTATCTTATTAAGTTTATCTTGAATAACTTGTTCATAATGTTCCGCCGTCTTTATTGGGTCATTTCTAATCGTATAATAAATCCAATCAAATATATAAGAAAATATATTAGCAAATGTTAAAATACTTTCACTGAACATTTTATAAAACATATATATGATATAACATGTGATAAATATGAAGAATAGTTTTACAGCTGTTTTTAAGATATAAGAAAAATCTGGAATATATCCTTCTTCTTCAACGGGTGTATTTACTTCCTTATTTTTCTCCTTTTCCACCTTCTTCTTTTCATCATTAATTACCACACCACAATTCTTCTTTTCAGTAGTATCATCATTAGTTTTATCAGGACATTTATTTTTACAAAATAATTTACAATTAGGATTTTTATTACATTCATCATCTATACATATGATATCACACGATTGACATTTACCATCTTTATCAAGAATTTCACCAGATTTACAATCATTCACCTTTTCACAATCTTCTTCCGTATAAAATAAAAAATTATTTTGATATATATTTTTTATATCATTGATTTTATTAGCATCTATTTTAATTCCTATTAAATTACCTTTTTGAATTTCATCAATAAAATTCTTTAAATCTTTATATTTAATATATTCAATTTCAAAACCGTCATCTATATTATTATTTCTAAAATTAACATATATATTCTTATCTGTTTCATCAAATTTTATATATGATGGTGATATTATATAACTATTATTATATGAATTTAATGCTTTCTTCGTCCTATTTATTAAATTCTTGCTAAAATCCGTTTTGTTATCATAACAAATATTAATTGCTTTATATAAAATATTAGCTAATCTTTGTCTTTTCTTTCGTGTATTATTATTATCTACATAATTTTTTTTTAAACTCTCTGCTATTTTTATATCAACATTAGGAAATTTTTCTAAATATATATTTATTTCTAAATTATTTAATGTAGTATTAATATTAAAATCATTATCTGGTTCCTTTAATTTAGTAATAAAATTTATATCAGTTTTAACATTATTTATAAAATTTCTATAATTATATGCTAAATAAGCAGTATGAATTAATATAATAGGATTTGATAAGATTTCATTTTTATCCATGCCCAATATTGAAATTAAATCATTTTCTTTAAAATTTGGATGTTTATATGTTAAGTTATTATAATCTAATGATAAATCAGGATTATCTAAATTATCATTATTAACAATAATATCTATAATATCTCTAATCTTTTCAGCAACCGGTTTAATAACATAATTATTTTCATCACTCAAATCATTACTTAAATTAACATCCGTATTTATATCAAAATATGATTTCTTTTGATTTAATTTATAAAAATATAGATGTTTATATAATAAATTTAAACTCTTCTTATTATTTCCTATAAGATTTATTAATGATAATGGCGAATAATCTAATTTTTTCTCATATTTCCCTTCATAAGCAATCTCTTTTGGAATACATAAATGTTTTCCACTTGAACTTATAAAAGGAAGTTCTCCAATATCACAATTATTATAACAAATTTTAACATCTTCTTTTGAATATGAACCACTATCTTTAAGAATTCTATTTCCAAGATGATAATTAGGTGTAATTATCCAATCATACCATCTATCTTCGCAATATTTAGAATTCTGTATCTGTTTATATTTGAAATTTCCTTCTTCATCTTGTAATACATTTCTATTTAATTTAATAGTGATATCATCCTTATCTTCGGTTATTTTTAATTCAGGAGGTAATTGTATAGAATTCGTATCAATTATACAATTACCATTCTTATATGTGAATAATGGATTACTTGTTTGTATAACACAATTTACATAATATTCCCCTATTTTATTCGTCTGTTCGCACAAATTCTTCTTACCTTCTTTACCATATTCAAAATTATAATTATTCTCACTATCTCTAAATATCGAATTTAAATCACCAGATATAAATTGTGATTGAAATAAATTAGAATTATTTATAGTATAAATTGGATTTGTTGAACAATTAGTTGTATATAAATAATTAATCGCTTTTTTACTACAAAATTCTATTGGTTTTATAAATAAATTATCATTACATTTTTCACCCATTTTTATATCTATTATTTATTAACAAATGATTTTGGATATTTATATCCTCCATTTTCATATATAAACATATTATCTATAGTGTCTTTTTTATCTTCACTGAAAATATTCGCCTTGATTTTATTAAATCTAAATTCATTCTCTTTTCCTCCTGCTAATATAGGTAATTTATATGATACATGTAAATTCTTAATAGTATTTGTTTCATCTTCAAATCTACTATTATCAATATTATATACGAACATATTTTTATCACCAACTTCACTTGGAATTATAATACCCTTATCAATTGAATAAGAATTTTTAACATTATTAGGTAATTTATTAAAATCATTATTTTCAGAATTTTCTTTAAAAGATAATTTAATATTCTTTGGTTTTAAAGTAGTATAAGTATTATCATTATCATTTTCTCTTTTTATATGAAATATTCCATCACTTCTTCCTGATGTTATAACACCTCTTGGAGTTCCTGTAATTTCATATATATCATTACCAACAAATGAATTAACTTTATTTTTAAAAAAATTAAATTGATATTTATATTTTTCTGGAACTAAATTAAAAAATGAACTACTAATACTTCCAAAAATACTTGGTGTATTTGTTTTTATTAAGAATGATGAATAATCTTTGTCTGTTGATATCATATCATTTAACTCATCCTTTTTATTAATAAAAAATCCATTCACAGTAAAAAATAATAAAAGTATTAATATTATTAAGATAATTGTTTTTATTATTACTCCTTGACCTATATTAAATGATTTAAGAAGTCCTGTTAATATATCGCTTAAAACTACATAACATTTCCAGAAAACATTACCAACTATAATACCTATTTTTATAGCTAAATTAGTTAAATATCCAAGAAAACTACCAGTATTTTTAATAAAATTTTGGTAATTTTCATCTCTTCTTTTCTTTAATTCAATCGTATTCTTTTCTCGTTGTATTCTTCGCTCCTCTTCTGTATATTCTCTCTCTCTATTCTCTTTCGCATATTTAACATTAAGACTTGCTTCATTTAAATCATCCTCATATTTCTTAATTAAATCTTCTTTTTTACCCTTGCGAACATTATATTCAATATCATCAGCAATATATACCCCTTTTTTATTAATATTCTTGATTATAGGTATTTTTTCTAAAATACTTTCGCCTCCTTTCGTAGTTTTTTTTACCATAATTTTTCTATTTATTATAAATAAATGAAATTTAATCTCTTATTTGTAATTATTATTCTCATTTATATCTGTTGTTATTTTATTTTCCCACCTGATATTTTCATCCTACAATCAAATTTAAGTGATTTCAATTTTTCATCTTTAATAACAAGGCAACCTATTGTTCTTAATGATTTTCTTCAAGAACCTGAAAAATTAATAGACTTATGGTTTAATTATAATTTTAAATCTCTCATAAAACCCAATGAAGATACATGGTTCCATAATAAAAATAAATATCTTTTCATAAATGCTTCGGCAGATACTGAAATTATCATATATAAAGCAACGGTATTCTCATATATACCCGATGAAAATGATAAAATAATAGTTATTAAATTACAAAAATCTCAATCTCTAATAATCCCATATCGTTGGAATTATTATATAAATCCTAATGATGTTTCTATTTGGGGTATAAATGATTTAATTACTTCTTTCCTCGTTTTTTAACGGTCTTCAAATCTCCCTTCAAATCATTCTCATAATCTTCAAGAATTTCCTTCTTATAATTAATCCATTCTTTTAATAATACAGTCAATTCATCCTCCCATATTTTAATAATAGATGTCTTCTCCAATTCTTTAATATCCTTCTCTAATGTCGCTACTTCTTTCTCCAAACTCTCTTTCTTATCCGCAGTCAATTGTGATATAGGCAATTGTAAGAGATAATTATAACTATTTTCATATCTATCATAACCTCTTTCTTCTAATTTATTCTCAATTTCTTTCAACTTCTTATTCATAATCAAGATATTACCTTCAATTACATCTAATATAAATCTAATCTTATTTGAAATTACTAAGAATTCATCTCGCATCTTCGTCAATTGTTTTTCCTTTCTCGTATGATATTTATAAATACGAACTTTAAACCATTCAACCAATATCTCGCTAATATTCTCATACCTCTTAATATTCCCTTTTTGCGTAAATAGATGAAGATTATTTAAACTAAGATTTTTACTTGAACTCAAATTAAATTCATTAATAATCTTCTCCTTATCTTCGCTCTCAACCACTTTAAGAATAAATTTAACATTCTTCGCTGTATAATGACTTTCGAATGATTTTAGATATTGATTATTCTTCGTAATCAAATCTTCCAAATATTCCTTATAATTTTCCGTCCATGTTCCAATAGGAAGCTCCGTAATTTCTAATGTAGTATCATCAATCCATTTATAAATCCCTTTTGATACATATGAACCCTTATCATTCTTAACAATTGTTCCCTTAAAACCTAAATAGAATGGTTCGATTTCTCTAATATCATCATAATCAATTAATTCAATCGCTTTATCAATATCATCAATTGTTAATACATCACCAATAATTAACTTAATTTTCTCAATATTTTCAAGATAAATATTAATGATATCTTCCGGATTAAATTGAGGAATATTTGTAGAATATCCAGTTCCAATTCCAATCGCTCCATTAACTAATATCATTGGAATAATCGGTAAATAATATTCTGGTTCAATACTCAAACCATCTTCATCCAAATAATTAAGAATTTCATTATCTTCTTCCTTGAATATTAATCTCGTTAAATTTGTAATAAGTGTGTAAATATATCTCGATGATGAAGCATCTTGACCTCCTTGAAGTCTTGTTCCAAATTGTCCATTAGGTTTCAATAGATTGATATTATTTGTCCCTACGAAAATTTGCGCCATTCCAATAATTGCCTCTTGTAATGAATTTTCTCCATGATGATATGCCGTAACTTCACTGACATTTCCAGCAAGTTGCGCAACTTTAATTTCATTTGTATATAACTTTCGCTTAAAACACGCGTAAAGAATTTTTCGTGTGCTTTCTTTAAGACCGTCCATGATATTAGGAATAGACCTTTCCAAATTTCTATTGCTGAAATGAATGAGGTCTTTATTTATAAATGTCTCATAATTAACAACTTCTTCTTTATAATCAAGAACATCCGTTTTATCATAATTTGCTAACCATTCCTTTCTATCATCCGCTCGTTTCTTATTAAAAGCAAGATTAATATATTCATTTGAATTTTCCGTATATTTATATGTAATCTTCTTCATATTCTTAAAATATTCTTTGGCTTCTTCATCTGTAGATGTTCCAAGTCCCTTATAATATTTGATTTTCCATCCATTCTTATTTACCAATTCTTCACACCATTTTTCATAATCACTCATATTATAGAATGACAGAATTTCTTTTGTAGAATTATTAGTAGCTTTAATAATAGGTGTTAATAATGATGTCATAAATCCATCAAATTTATATAATGATGTCCATAATGTTTCAAATACATTAAATAATAGTCCTTTAATATGGCTTCCATCGTGGTCTTGGTCTGTCATAATCATAATTTTTCCATAACGAAGTGAATTAATATTATCCGTATAATCCTTATTTTGTTCTAATCCTAATATTTTTTTGAGAGCTGTAATCTCAGCATTATCACTAATTCTCGAATAACTTACATCTTTAACATTCATAATCTTTCCACGAAGCGGAAATACACCATAATAATCTCTACCAACTACGCTTAAACCGGCAATTGCCGTAGTTTTAGCTGAATCACCTTCTGTTAAAATTAATGTACATTTTGAACTATCTTTTGTTCCAGCGAGATTAGCATCATCTAATTTAGAAACAATGATTTTATTAACTTTCTTTCCATCTGTCTTTGTCAATTTCTTTTGCTCTGATATCTCATTCGCACTTAAAGCATTTTCAATAATACCAGATTTATATAATTTATCATAAAATTTATCACTTAATTCACATTTAGACCCAAATTTATATATCTGGGTTGTTAATGTTTCCTTGGATTGACTGTCAAATGACGGATTTTCAATAATTGATTTCACAAATATGAATAAATTATCGCGAATGTGTTGAGGTTTAATAGTCTTCTTTTTCTTTGCTAATGTCATATCAATTAATTTCTTCGTTATAGCACCTAATAGATAATCAATATGCTTACCTCCTCTAATAGTATTAATACCATTCACAAATGACATCTGTTCAAAATTCCCATTTGGATTAAATGCTACTACTACTTCCCATCTATCATTAGGTTTCTCATAAAATCTTGGTTGAATTGCCTTCGTATCTAAGAATAAATCGGCATATTTCTCAAAATCTTTCACCGGAATTTTATCATCATTTAAATAAACATTCACAGAAGCATCAGTAGATGCCGAAACATCATAAACACGTCTCTTAAATAAATCATAAATATCATCAGTCATCTCTTTTAATCCAAATTTTTCATAATCAGGTAGGAATGAAATCTTCGTATAAGGTTTCTTTTGACATGCCTTAATTTCAGGTTCTTCTTTAATCGTCAAATTTTCTCTAAATGTTTGCTTATAAATCTTCTTGCGAATATGGTCAATAGTTTCAATCGTAAATTCTTTTGAGAATATATTCGCAAGTTTAATACCAAGACCATTCACACCTCCTACAGTTCTAATTTCATCATCATTATAATTAGAAGATGTTAATAATTCACCGAATATTAATTCAGGAATATATATATCATATTCCCTATGTTTAATAATTTCAATTCCATTACCATCATTGAAAACTTCAATAATTCCCGTGGCTTTATTAATAGAAACCTTGATATTCTTGACGATAATTGAATTCTCACTTTTATCTTCGCGAGTTCTAACCGAATGATCTATCGCATTCACTAATGCTTCATCAAAAATCTTAAACAATCCTGGAATATATGTAATCTGTTTCTTAATAATCTTATTAGTATTATCAACAACGTATGTTTCAATTGTATTTGGTTCAATAGTTCCAATATACATAGCAGGCCTGCTATATATATGTGAGCGAAGTTCATGTTTTTTATATTTATTTTCAATTTCCGTCGTCATAATGATTTTAATATTTTATTTGCTTTTAAATAAAATCATTTTTTAAAAAAAATGATTTTTAAATTTAAATGAATTTTTATACAGATGTTTATCGACTACAATAAATACAATCTTCCTATCGTTTCTGTGGATATCAATGACCGTTCTAACATAATTCTCTTCAAGACTGGTCTATATATCTATAAATTTATGGCTTATGGTGATTGTTGTTCGTTTTCTGAGTTTAAGACATTCGAAGACGTTCCATTTTCATCTGTTGTTGGAAAAATTATCAAGGGTGTTAAGGAACTTCGGTTAGATGATGATTTCAAATGCGATCATGATGATGATATGGGAAATACTTGCGCAACTCCTCATCTGTTTCAAATGACCTTTAAGGATAGTGATGAAACCTTCAAATTTCTTATGGTGAATTATTCAAATGGTTATTATGATGGTTGGATGACAAGTGAAATCGTCCTCTAATTTTTTTCTTATAATTGAAAGATGTTAATTATCATTGGTCTCGCGGGTAGTGGAAAGACTACTTATTTTCATAAAAATTTGGGTGATAAATATCAGTTATATGATGATTTCATTTCTAATTTCTTTGATGGAGAAATTATAGAAAAAATAAATGAGGATATATGTTTAATAGACCCTCGTTTGTGTGATTATGAGATGTTTAAGAGAATTATGAATGAGATTGAGAAATATATAGATAGGAAGAATATTAAATTATTATTATTTGAGAATAATCCCGAAAAATGTTTGATAAATTCTCAAATGAGAAAAAATAAGAATGTTGCGAAAATGATTGAGATATATTCGAAGAAATATGATTTGAAGAATTATCAAGATTATAATTATGAAATTATAAAAGTCTATGAATGAATTCATAAATATCTCTTGAAATTTCTTCCAATGATTTATTATCTACGTTAATTACTATTTTTTTATCTTCTAATTCTTCAAATGCTCTTTCATGATATTTATGAATATTTTCTAAATAATCTAATGAAATATCTAATTCATTTTCACGACCTCTTTTTTGAATATTCTCTAAACATTTTTCAGGAGAACAACGTAAATAAATGAAATAATTGGATTTCCATATAATATCTGTCTTATCATATAACTCATTAATAATATTATTTTCATTATTATTAATCAAATTTATATCATACATATATTTATTAAATGTATTTCTAATGAAATATGGACTTCTTTCCATAATTACTAATGAACTCTTATTCTTCTCTTGTATCCACGAACGATCTAACCATATCCTTATTAAGAACTTGAAATAATCTTTCTTTCCTATATAAATATTATCTAAATATGGTTTCCACTTGTCAATCGGTTCCAAATCCACATTTATATTATAATTCGTGTGAAGGTAATTAAGGATTGATGTTTTACCAGCACCAATATTTCCATCAATAGTTATTATAGGCATTATTTATAATATATGACGCATTTATTTAAATATCTTAAACATCTTATTTTTTTCAATTACAGATTTAATAATAGGTGGTTTAATAACATCCTTATATTTCTTTAATTTCATCATTAAACATTTAATATAATTTTCAATCATTAGAACCATTTCATCTATTATTGGTTTTCCTGCTTTTAATTTATAATGAATTAAAAAATCTTTAATAACTTTTATGAACGGACTTACATATTTACCACCTCCTATCTGTGTTCTTGCTATACCATTAGCAAAATCAATTTTAAGAAGGTCTGTTTGATTATTTGTGGGCAAATAGCGACCACTATTAATACCATAGAATTCTTGGGGCATTACGATGGAATTTCCGCCTTTAATCTCAGGCTTACAAACTTTATTTAAATAGGAATGGAGAATTTTAATATTTTCTTTTGTAATAGTCTTGGAATTATTAATAAAAGCTATTATAGATGAGACAGAAACAATATTAAAAACAATGTTTTGAATACATTCACTTAAACAATTAATACTCGCTTTTGATTTAATATTTAAATCATATTCACTGACTAATTTTTCAATATATATCGTTAAATTGGAATTATTCATATCTTTTCTATAAAATAAGAGAGAAAAAAGAAATATGGATACAAGTTATATTCTTAATGGAAGAATTAATTTGTTTGATGAAAATGCTAAATCATCAAGTATATTAAATAATAATCCTGAATTATATAATGAAAAAAATATTTCGACTATTAATAGAAATATTGCTGGTAATTGTGTATCTGAAATATATTTTTCCCAAGAAAATATGGATATAATTCAAAAAGGCATTTATAATAGTGTATATAATACAAGCGAAGGACAATTTAAAATTGGGAAACAAAGCGAACAAGAATTGAAAATAATTATGAGGTCTTTCTATTTTCAACATTCTAAAAATCTTAATTTTGATTTAAAGGAACAGGTTAGGGATTTGAATACTATGGTTATTCGCTGGTGTGTGGATGAAATTATCAAGAATATTAAACAATATATAGAATATAAGAAAAGTGTTTCAACATTACCATTACCATTAGAACATTCACAATTACCATCTCAAAAAGGAACTAAAATACTTGAAATAAAATCATTTATATAAATAGAACTTAATTATGGGGAATGCTAAATCTACGACATGTACTAATGGTACATCTGTTCAAGAACAAGATTTAAAATTAACTGATTATGATATGACCATTTATGAATATAGAAAAGAGAAAATATTCAAGGGAACTATTGCTGTATGTATCTTATATGCTTTCATAGCATTATTAATTCTTACGATGAGTTATATATTTCCTACAATTAAATTTGTAGTATTTGAAAAATTCTTACCATTCACCGTAATATTTATAATTGGAACAATTCTATTAATAATATATTTATTTTATAACATTATTAATTTCAAACCTATTAAAATAAATAAGAATTTTGATTATACTAATATTAGTTGTCCAGATTATTGGACTTTGGAATATAATGAGGATTTATCTAAATATTTTGATAGTAATTCAATAAATACTAATATATTTAATTATAGATGTGTTCCTGACTCAAATGTATTTAGTAAAACTGATTTATATTTTAATAGAAAAAATCAATTAGGCATTGCTGATACTGCGAATAGTTTAGGAGTTTCTCCTAATATAAAATATCCAATTGGTATGACAGGATTTAATTATAATAATTTACATACTTATACAAATATTAATAAAGATAGTATAGATACTGATAATTCTAAATATATGGTAGCAGATATAAAAGATGATATAAATAAGGAAATTATTAATAAAATAACTGGAACATTTGATAGCAATGTTTATAAAAATCTTGTAGAAAGTTCATTATTAATGAATAATTATTATTTTGATTCGAACGCAAGTAAAAATGCTGATTATAATGTTTATAAACATTTATCTACAACTAATGGCGATATTACTAGAAATGGATTTGATACAACAATTGTTGGTTCGCAATTTAATCCAACAAGTGAAAATAAAAGTTTAAATTTAAAAATAGTTAATAGTGATATTTGTGATAGTTCTACTGATTGTACATTATCACCATTATCAAATGATTATCAAATTCAAATTAAAAAGAATATAAATAATAATAGCGGATATTTAGATAATATTGTATTTAATACAGGTGCTAATTCAACACCTACAACAACAAATATACCATTACAAAAAATACCACTTGTTTGTAATAGAGTTTATCCATTATTATTATCAGCAAAAGATAAGGAATTAAGTAAAAATAGCAGTGGGAAATATGATGAGAATGTTTTAAGATGTGCTTATTCTAAGATGTGTGGAATTCCTTGGAGTGATATGAATTGTGATAAATATAATATATAAGGATTTTAATTTTAAATTAAATTAATATGAGTAAATTATTAAGAGGTGATTTATTAATCTTCACCAACCGAGGTCTAATTCGTTTAGATACGATTAATAAGGATGATAAAATTTTAGCAATTGATAAGGAGAATAATTATTATTATGAGGAAATTGAAGAAATTTCAAAAATTTTTAAGAAGAAATATAAATTGAATAAGATTGACAATCTTTATTTGAATGATAATATTCAAGTAAAAGCAATTCAAAACATTCCCTATAATTATGATATGAATGATATTAAGAATTATATAGATGATAATAAAAATAAATATCTTCAAAAATCTTCTATTGGAGATTTAAGTGAATTTGATTTCCTTGGTTTTCCATTAAATCACGAATTACATAATTCTAAAAATAACAATGATTATTATAGATTTCAAGGATTAATATTAACATCTTATTTAAAATTTAATAATAAATATGATAAATCTTCAATAGATTTCATTGAAAATTATTTAGTATCTCATGAAATTCCTCATGAAATTAAGAAAGATAGTTTTTCAACTTCATTTGAATTTTCGAATAAAAGGGAGATAACTATTGACGACATTTTTAAACTTAAAAAGGAGGATTTATCAGAATTTATGAATGGAATTACTGAAAATTCAAATGAATTTATTACAGATAATGAAATTTTCAAGATTATTAAATTCACTTGTCTATTTTTAGGAATTTCTTTAACATCCTATTTTAAAGATGGTAAAATTCATTTGAAAATCCTAAAAGAAGATAAAAATAATTTCATATATGATAATTTTATTTGGAATAAAATAAAATCTATTAAAAAGATTGATTATACAGG